ACGAGGGTATCATACCATTTAAGATGTATGATTTCCAAGAGAATATGGTAGAAAGTTTCCATGCGGAGAGATTCAACATAGCAAAGTTACCTCGTCAGTCTGGTAAATCTACAATCGTTACAGCATATCTACTATGGTATGTACTATTCAATGACAACGTAAATGTCGCAATCCTCGCAAACAAAGCAGCCACTGCAAGAGAGATGTTGGGACGCCTACAGTTATCTTACGAGAATCTTCCTAAATGGTTGCAACAAGGTATACTGGGGTGGAACAAGGGATCCTTGGAGTTGGAGAACGGGAGTAAGATTCTGGCTGCAAGTACTAGTGCTTCTGCTGTTCGCGGTATGTCCTTTAACGTTATTTTTCTGGACGAATTCGCGTTCGTTCCGAATCACATTGCTGATCAGTTTTTCAGTTCTGTGTATCCAACAATTTCATCTGGTAAGAATACTAAAGTTATTATTATATCAACCCCACATGGGATGAACATGTTCTACAAACTGTGGCATGATGCTGAACGTGGACAGAATGAATACGTTCCAACAGAAGTGCATTGGTCACAAGTTCCAGGTAGGGACGAGGTTTGGAAAGAACAAACAATCAAGAACACATCTGAAGCACAGTTTAAAGTTGAGTTTGAATGTGAGTTTCTGGGCTCTGTTGATACACTAATAACTCCAAGTAAACTTAGGACTATGGCATACCATGATCCTATAAAAATTAATAGAGGACTAGCATTATATAAAAATAGAGAAGAAGATCATAACTATATCGTTACAGTAGACGTATCTCGTGGCGTAGGTCATGACTATTCCGCATTCACAGTTATAGATGTATCCTCTGTGCCATATGAAATGGTAGCAAGATATAAGAACAATGAGATCAAACCCATAGTATTACCCAACTTAATCGTAGATGTAGCAAAGAACTTTAACAATGCATATATCTTATGTGAAGTAAATGATATAGGTGGACAAGTAGCAGATATCATACAGTATGATCTAGAGTATGAAAATTTACTCATGGCATCTATGCGTGGTAGAGCAGGTCAACAACTAGGTCAGGGATTCTCTGGTAAAAAGACACAACTAGGTATCAAGATGTCAACTGCCACAAAGCAAGTTGGATGTTCTAACCTCAAAGCATTGATAGAAGAAGATAAACTAATCATACCAGACTATGATACTATTGCAGAACTAACTACATTCATAGCAAAAGGACAATCATTCCAAGCGGAAGATGGATGTAATGATGACCTAGCAATGTGTTTGGTTATATTTGGATGGATGGCAATGCAACCATACTTCAAAGAGATGCATGATAACGATGTTCGTGCGCGGATATTTGATGATCAAAGGGATGCTATTGAACAAGATATGGCACCTTTTGGGTTCGTAGATGATGGTCTTGGAGGTGACCAGTTCCAAGATGCTCAGGGGGATGTCTGGAAAGTCGCGGAATATGGAGATAAATCTTACATGTGGGAGTTTAGGTAACGTTTCATTTTTATAAATATCTTATAGACAACCAGAATTTACGGACCTACACAGGAGAAATTTAACATGGCAGCAAATCAATCTAGTCCTGGAGTTGTTGTACAGGAACGAGATCTGACCACTATCACTACCCTTACAACCGCAAACACGGGAGTAATCGCAGCACCTTTTGAACTAGGTCCTGTCGAGGAGATAAAGAATATTGGTACAGAAAGAGAACTTGTAGCAACATTCGGTGAACCAAATGAGTACAACTATGAGTATTGGTATACTGCAGCGCAGTTCTTATCATACGGTGGACTTCTCAAAGCGGTTCGTGCAGATAGTTCAGCACTAAAAAATGCAGTTAACACAGGTACTGCAGTTAAGATTAAGAATCTACAAGACTACGAAACAACTTACCTAAACGGTTCTAACACTTGGAAGTGGGCAGCAAGAACTCCTGGTACTAAAGGAAACTCAATCGGAATCTTCATCACAGATGCAGGTGCTGATCAAATTGCTGTAGTTCCTGCACCTGGCTCAGGTAACGATCACGAGTTTGTTTCTGGTGAAGCACTAAGTGCAACATCTGGTGCTGCAGGTAAGGTCTTTAAGTACAGTGTATTATTAACAGTTGGATCTGTTGTAGGATCATTCGTTCCTGGAACAACAACTACAATCAGTATTTCTGGTTCTGCACAAACAGTTAACGTATTAGCATACGATGCAGACAACGGAAAGATTGAAATCGGAATGCCTTCTGGTGGTATTACTGGTATCATTGCTGATGGTCAAACTATCACTCAAGGTTCTAACACTGCTGTAATCGGCACATCTGGTATCGAAAGAAGAGTATATATTGCTAAAGATAAAGGAAGTATCGACTTTGCTGCAGCAGATAGCATTGCAGATACAAACTCTACTGCTGTTTCAATCAGTTCAGTCAGAGTTGAGTATGATGAAAGAGAGTACCTACCTTCACAGAAGTGGGTAAACGTTGCTCCTAGACCTGGAACTTCATCCTTTGCAACTGCTAATGGTGGATTCAGAGATGAAATGCACATCCTCGTCATTGACGTTGATGGTAAGATCACAGGTAACGCAGGAACATTACTTGAAAGATATATCGGTGTTTCTAAAGCAGTTGATGGTAAGTCATCTGTAGGAGAAGCAAACTATTATGTAGAAGTTATTCAGCAGAAATCTGAATACATCTACTGGGGTGAGCACGAGACAGGTTTATTTGATGTAGATGCTTCTAGTGGAGTATTCGGTGGAGCATCAACAGTATCCTTCGATCTATTCCTCAGTTCAGCAGGTTCTACTGACTATCCTGCAGGTGCAACCACAGTTGGTTCAAAAGGAAACGCAACATACTACTATAGATTAGAAAGTGGTGCTGACTACGCAGTTGCATCTGGAGAGTACACAGTTGCTCAAGGTGATGTAACTACAGCATACGGACTACTAGAAGATCCTGAGTCACAAACAATTGACTTCATTCTTACTGGTCCTTCTGGTGCAGATGATGCAGCAGCACTTGCTAAGATCACAGCACTAGTAAGTATTGTTGAAGAAAGAAGAGACTGTATGTTATTTGTATCACCTAGAAGAGGAAACTTAATCGGTGTATCAAGTGCAGCAACACAGACAGACAATCTAATCGCATTCTTCGATCAGTTACCTTCAAGTAACTACATGGTATTTGATTCTGGATACAAGTACATCTATGATAAGTACAACGATGTATACAGATACGTTCCATGTAACGGTGACATCGCAGGTTTATGCTTACAGACAACTGAGGTTTCAGAACCATGGTTCTCACCTGCAGGTTTCCAACGTGGTGTTATTAGAAATGCTATCAAACTAGCATACACACCTAATAAGACACAGCGTGACAGACTATATTCTGCAAGGGTGAACCCAATCGTATCATTCCCAGGTCAGGGTATCGTATTATTCGGTGATAAGACTGCTCAAGGATTTGCATCTGCATTCGATAGAATCAATGTAAGACGTCTATTCCTAACAATCGAAAGAGTTATCTCAGGTGCTGCCAAGGCACAACTCTTCGAGCAGAATGATGAGACACAAAGAGGATTCTTCCTTAACATTGTCGAACCATATCTCCGTGACGTACAAGGACGTAGAGGAGTTACAGACTTCTTAGTCAAGTGTGATGAGAGCAATAACCCACCTGAGTCAGTAGACAGAGGAGAGTTTAATGCTGAGATCTATGTTAAACCAACTAGAACAATTAACTACATTACACTAACCTTCGTTGCTACCAGAACTGGCGTCGCATTCACGGAAGTTGCTAACTAAAACGTAAACAAAAAGCTCTGAAAATACGCTTTGTTCTAAATAATAGGACAAGGCGTATTTTATTGAGATTTTAACATGTCAAGTATTTCAGAATTTAAATCAAAAGTCGCTACAGATTTCGCAAGACCTAATCTGTTTGAGTGTACTTTGAACTTCCCAGAAGTCAGTGTAGCAAATGGAACTGCACTTACTGACCTAGGTAAGTTTACAGTTAAGGCAGCAAACCTACCTGCCACACAGTTAGGCACAATCGAAGTTCCTTACAGAGGAAGAGTTTTAAAGATTGCGGGAGATCGTACCTTTGAACCTTGGACAATCACTGTAATGAACGATAAGAACTTTAAACTAAGAGATGGTTTCGAGAAGTGGACTGAATCTATCCAAGCATACAGTCAGAACGTAACTACATCTGGTATCAACATTAATAACTATTTTGCTGATATGTTTGTGGTACAACTAGATAGAAACACTGGTGGTAAGACAACACCATCCGCAGGTGGTACAAGTGATAGTGCTAAAGGTATACCTCATAAAGAACTAAGAGGATATAGATTTGTAGATGTATTCCCAACAAACATCTCCGCTATTGATCTAGATTTCGGAAGTAATGACGCAATCGAAGAGTTCACTGTAGAGATGCAAGTACAATACTGGGAAGTTTCTCTCAGAGGACCTGGAAAATAACGTTTCAGAAACTACCTAAATAAGGTAGGACCAATAAGACTATAGTATAAAATGTCTCAACTCTTCGGATTTTCACTCCAGAGAGCAAAGAAGGTTCCTAAGGGACCTTCTTTTGTTCAGAAGGATAGTATGGATGGCTCGCAACCCATTGTGGGAGGCGGGTACTATGGATACTCTGTTGATTTTGATGGGACTATTCGTAATGAATATGAACTAATCACACGTTATCGTGAGATGGTTCTCCAACCAGAATGTGACAGTGCAGTAGATGATGTCGTCAACGAGACGATATGCGGTAACTTTGATGACGTACCAGTCGAACTAGAGTTATCAAATCTCAAAGTATCAGATAAAATTAAAAAGTTAATGCGGGATGAGTTTGATGAAATACTCCGTCTCCTTGACTTCGATAACAGATCTTATGAGATCTTCCGTCGTTGGTATGTTGACGGTAGATTATTTTATCATAAGGTAATAGATCCCGCTAATCCTGGCGAAGGTTTAAGCGAACTAAGATATATCGATCCACGCAAGATTCGTAAAGTCACTGAGTATGAAGCGAAAAAACCGCAACAACTTCAAGGTCAAGTAGATCTTAATCAGCAACTTACAACATCTTCAGCATCATATTATCTCTATAATCCTAAAGGATTAAAGAATGCAGGTAATCAGGGTATGAAAATTGCACCTGATTCAATCACTTATTGTCATTCTGGTATACAGGATCTCAATAAGAACATGGTGCTATCGCACCTACATAAAGCGATCAAGGCAGTTAACCAACTCCGTATGATCGAAGACTCTCTGGTTATCTACCGACTGAGTAGAGCACCAGAACGTCGTATATTTTATATCGACGTTGGTAACTTACCTAAGAACAAAGCGGAGCAATACCTTCGTGAAGTTATGGGTAGGTACAGAAACAAGTTAGTCTATGATGCCAATACTGGAGAAATCAAAGATGACAAAAAGTTCATGTCGATGCTCGAAGACTTCTGGTTACCCAGAAGAGAAGGCGGTAGAGGAACT